ACAGGAAACAGAAGAAGAAAGCATGAGCATCCCGGCCTTGGAAGGTTGACGCCACCAGAACCCATGTGCTAGATTTACAACCAGTGACCTCATCCGGCAAGTGTCCGAGGCGAAAGCCCGAAGCCGGTGGAGGTCATTTTGCCGTTCTGGGACTTCCTCCGCAAACAAGAACCGGGCGACGTGGCCGTCGCCGTCCCGCTCAATTATGACGTTGGACAGGCGACCTACCCGGACGCCAGCTTTGAATCATTCGCCACCGAGGGATACGCCAAGTCCGAGATCGTCCACGCTTGCATCCGCGAGCTGGCGGTCAGCGCGGCCTCTCCCCGGTACTACGTCCAGGCTCCCGCCACCGGCGGCGGCGCCGTCGAGATAACCTCCGGCCTCCTCTACGACCTGACCTCCAAGCCCAACCCGACCTCCGACTGGTATTCCTTCGTCGAGACCCTGGTCACATACCTGAACGTGGCCGGGAATACCTACACGCTCAAGGAGCGCAACCGCTCCGGCAAGGTGTCCGCGCTCTACCACCTCCGGCCCGACCGGGTCCGGATCATCGGTGGGGACCACGGCGCCGAGGGCTACGTCTACACGGTCGGCGGCAAGGACTACTCCATCCCACGGGAGGACATCTGCCATCTGGCGCTGCCGAATCCCGGCGGCGACCTTTACGGCCTGAGTCCCCTCCAAGTCCTGGCGCGTAACGTCAACCTCGACCTGAACATGACGGACTTCGCCAAGGTCTACTTCCAGAACGCCGGCGTCCCGTCCGGGCTTTTGAAACTCAAGCGGCGCCTAAACACCCAGGAGGAGGCGTCGGTCATCCGCTCCCGTTGGCGCTCCCAGTTTGGCGGACGCAACAACTTCCACCGCATCGCCGTATTGGACGAGGACGCCGACTATGTCCCGATGGCTAACTCCCCGAAAGATATGGCGTTGACGGAACTCCACGACCTGACCGAGTCCCGCATCTGCGCGGTCTTCGGCGTCCCGGCCATCCTGGTCGGCGCCAACGTGGGACTCCAGCGCTCGACCTATTCCAATTACCGCGAGGCCCGGATGGCCTTCCACTCCGAGACCCTGGAGCCGATGGTCTCCCGAATCCTCCGGCATATCAACCGGAATATGTTTGATGAATACAGCGGCAACGAGACCCTGACGGTGGACTGGGCCGAGATGCGCTCCGGCCTGGACGACCGGGAGGCCATGACCTCCAGGGTCACCGGCTTATTCGCCGGCGGCATCCTGACCTTGAACGAGGCCAGAGAACAACTCGGACTCCAGGCCGTCACCGACGGCGCGATCCGGCGCATCCCGGCAGCGATATTTGAGGTGGCCGAGGGAACACCGGCCCCGGTCGCCGTTGGCGCCGCTCCGGTGGAGGAGTCTCTGCCGGTCGGGACGCTGAAGGAATGGGAAGGCCTCCCGGCCTTGAAGGCGCCGAGGGTAGCCAGACGGGCCGGACTGTTACGCCGCCAACTCCTGGAGGACCGGGAGGAGGAGACCGACCGGATGGCGAAGCAAGTCCAGCGGCACTTCCGCGGACTCCGGAACCGTGTCGATGGCATCCTGGGCCGGTACATGGAGCGCGGCGGGTCCGAGTCCAAGGACTTCCCATTCGATGCCGATATGCTGATGCCTCCGGGTGAGATTCCGAGCCTGACCTCAATCCTGGAATCGGCCATGATGCGAATGAGCAAGAAGACCTTTGCGGCCATCAATGCGAACGGTCTAGCGGGGACGTTGGACTGGTCGGAGAAACTCCCGGTCGTTCAATCGGTCATGGTCCAAGCGCCGACCAGGGCCGTGATGATTCACCGGACTACCAATCAAGCTATCAAGCGCGCCGTTTCGATGGCCCTGGACCGAGGTTATTCTATCGAGCAATTATCCAGAGGAGTCCCGGACGACAAGTTTCCAGGACTCCGTTCTATCCTGACCGAGACCGAGAACCGGTCCAGGCTGATCGCCCGGACCGAGATAATGAGAACGCAGAACCAGACCACGGTGGGCTTCTACAAGGAGCAGGGCTTTGCCTTCGTTAGGGCCGACGATGTGGACGGTGATGCCGACGATACCTACGTTGACCCTGGCGACCCGTATGGCCGGACGTGCATCGAGAGGCACGGCCAGATATACAGCCTGGAGGATGCCCAGAATATCGATGACCATCCGAACGGGACGCTGAACTGGCAACCGATGCCCCGGAACTACAAGCCGGAGGAGACCGTATGATCAACAAGTTTTACATCTCGGACGCCAAAGTCTTGGACGACCGGGCCGGCATCGTGGAGGCATACGTCAACACGATGGGAGTCCGGGACGCCGACGGGGACATAATCGACCCCGGCGCCTTCAACGCCTCCATCAAGTCGAACCTCCCCATCCCGGTCCTGGCCGGACACGACCAGAGCAAGCTGGTGGGCAAGGTCTTATTCGCCCAGTCCGAGCCGACCGGCTCCGCGGACGAGCATCGGCTATATACCCGTATGCAGATGAACATGGACACCCAGGCCGGACAGGAAGCCTATTCCAACATCGCCGGTGAGTATATCCGAGAGTGGAGTGTGGGCTTCAACCTCCCTGAGGGTGACGCGGTCGAGTATGCCAGGGATGGGAAAGAGACCACGCGCCGTATCTTGAATCTGGACTGGGTCGAGGTCTCCGCCGTTATCCGTGGGGCTTCGCCCTCAACATCGACCATAGCGGCCAAGACTTTGAAGGCTCCGAACACATACGCGACCAGAGAGGAGGCCGAGGCCAGGGCAACCGAGCTTGGATGCTCCGGATCGCATTCGATGATGGTCGAGGGCGAGGATGTGTTTATGCCCTGCCGGACTCATGCCCGATACCAGGCAGTCATAGAGGGGAACGAATACACGGCCCCGGACCCTGAGATGAAACCATATCCCAACTTCCACGCTTGCCGGATCCTGGAGCCGGACGCGTTCGACCGGTTCCGGACCTCCTCGGAGACCATCGAGGACGGGGACTTTGATGGCAAGTCGATGGAGATACTTTTCGGACGCCATGCGGAGTCCGGGGAGTGGGCATTAACGTCTTACCGGATGCCGCTTGAGGACTGGACAGAGGCCGAGGCCCGGTCGTTCTGCCGCGCCCATGATGGCATCTTGTTTGAGCCAGCAACCGGAGAGGCTTCCGATGGCGCTGCCTCCGACACGGTCTTGGTGACCGCCTCGGACACGGCCAGCCAGACGTTACGCCTTACCCGTTTGCGACTGAATTTGAAATTGAATCAGGAGTTATGAATTGGACACGAAAGAACTTCGCGCCGAGGCCGGCGCACTGTTGGACCAAGCCCAAGTTGCTATCAACGAGGGCGAAATCGAGACCTTCCAGCGGTTGGCAGACGAGGCCCAGGTCACGATGACCAAAGCCGACGAGATCGACGCCGCCGCCTCCCAGGTGCGGAAGCTCCGCGGGGACTTTAATCAGCCGCTGAACGCCATCCCGGTCACGTCAAACGATGTGGCGACCCACAACGCGATGGACACCACCGCCCGGATAAAGGGCGATTACAAGCCGGCGTCATGGGTCAAAGGACTCCCGGCGATGGCCCAGCCCTTGTGGGTCCAGGAGCAGATGGGCGACAACGTCAAGGACGAGGCCCGGTTTATGACCGATGCCTTTATCAAATGGTTCCGGTCACCGTCTGAGGACATGTTCTGGAAGACGGCCAGCCCGGACGAGATCAAGGCGATGCAAGAGGACACCGACGCCGAGGGCGGCTTCTTTGTCCCGGAACAGTTCCTGGCACAGGTCATCCATGACACGGGAGTCCCAGGCTCCCAACTCCGGCCTCTTTGCACCGTCATCCGGGTCGCGTCCAAGGATGGGTACATCCCAACCCTGGCAAGTGCGACATGGGCGGCAATAGCGGAGGAAGCCGCGCCGACCGAGTCCACGCCGGTCGTGGGCCAGGTGACCTTCTCCATCGAGAAGTCCGGAGGGCTGGTTAAGGTCAGCCGGGAACTCCTGGACGACTCGGCCATCAACCTCCCGGCGTTCTTGTCGCAGATATTCCAGGAGGCGGCGGGGCAGTTCGAGGACGTTGGAATCATCAGTGGAAATGACACGACCCAGTACGCCGGTATCATGTCCGATGGGGATGTGGCCTTCTACACGATGGCCGGTTCGACCTCGGTCGTGGGCGCGGACCTGATAGGGACTTACTACGCATTAAACGCCCAGCACCGGGCCAACGCCTCATGGGTGATGAAGTCCGCCATTGCGTCACTCATCAACTCGATCGCTATAACCGCCGCTGGCGTTCATAGCATCCCAAGCCTGACCGCCGCGCCGGCTGACTTCATCCTCGGCAAGAGGAACGTCTTAACCGATGTGACGAGTGCTTTGGGTGGCAATATCACGTCCACCGAGAAGATCGCAATCTTCGGAGACTTCAAACAATATTACATCTTCGACCGGGTGGGCTTCACGATCCGTAGGAACGACAGTCTATACATGGGTGAACTTGAAAATCTGCGCGAGTTTACAGCCGACGACTTCTCGTCCATAGGCTTGAATTAACGCGATGGTCACGCCCCATTGGTCAGTAATGACCTCTTGCAAACTGGGTGAATTGACGGGAACCCTAAGTCCGATGGATAAGGGAATCCGCAGCCAAGCCCTCGGTACACCGGGGGAAGGTTCAGAGACTACCGGAGGGGTTCAGCCCCTTAATAACCGGCTAGAGCGCCCAGCATCCTACCGGGATGATGAGATAGTCCGAACTGACGGGAGACCGTCAGAACTGAGCGGAGACGACTCAGTCCTCCGATTTCGGAGAGTAACAACATTGAACGACCAAGTTGGTTTCTTCGCCACCCGCAGGGGTGACGGTCAAGTCGGCCTTGCCGCCGCCTTCAAGATTCCCAGAGCCGCTTAATCAGCGGAGACCTAATCAGGGGCGGGGCTACGGTCCCGCTCCTCAACCAAGGAGGGCAACATGCCCAATGTAACGTGCATCCAGAACTTTTCTGATGGGAGCGGGATGGCTTACGAGTCCGGCGTGGAGTACGACGTGCCAGCCGCGACCCTCAAAGCCAATCCCGACTATTTCAAGGCAGCCGGTCGAGGGTCGAACAAAATGGCGGCGACTGCCGAGGACAAGTCCGCGGATGAGGCCACCGAGGACGCTGAATAGTGGCGACTCGCCACACATACGCCAGCGCGGACGACCTCCGGGACTACCTGGCCGGGACATCGTTCTCGTCCGGGTGGACGAGTGACGCCGGGAGCCTCCGGCG